AGACTGTAATTCGTCTAAGAAACGACCACAATAAGAGTGTTCTCCAACATGTGTTATGTAGTCTGTGACATAAGCAAATACTTTACCGCCCATATCTGTCCATCTTTGACAGAAACCAAAGTCTTCACCATAGTATCTTTTAGTTTCTGGGTCATGTAACGTATCAAATAAATTGTAAAAATTTTCTTTTTTAGTCTCTTTTCCGTTTATTACAGTCGGTTGAAATATCTCTAATTCTGGATGTTTTTCTATCATTTTTGTAATGACATGTCTTTTTATTAGCATACATCCTGTAGGTACATGGGTTGTTTCTATAATATCATTCTCCATAACTATTCTATTTTTATTAGGTACCTTTATTGGATACATGTATCCGGATTTAATAACATCACTTTTCTTTCGTATCATCTCATACTTTTCTGTTAATGCTTTCCACATCTTATCTTGATCAATAGTCTTCATTGGATACGGACATGCAATAACATCTTTGTCTTTTTCAAGCATTTTCATAATAGTAGAAAACTGAAAGTCTATATCTGAATCTATAAACAATAAATATTCATACTCATGTTCGTGATTTAAAAAATCAGCTACACATAAATTTCTACCTTGTGTAACAAGTGATGATTTTAATAATGTAAAACTAACTAATATATTATTTCTGATACATTCTTGTTGAAATTTTAATACTGCTTGTGTGTAATGCATTGATACATCAGAATGACATGGTGTACATACCATAATTTTGTATTTAGGTTTGCCACCTAAATTTACTTCAGTAACCACATTACCTGATTTTATAGTTTGATAAGTGTCTTTGTTTGGTTTTTCTTTGTTAAACCATATTGGTTCATTGTTTTGCATTGATTGCTCCTTGTAAGAATCGTGTCCAAGCGACACCTTGTTTGTTCCAGTTGTAGTATTTGTTTGTGTATTTTATTTGAAACTTTAAATGATCGTTTATTGCTTCGTGTTCTAATGATGCAGCTGCTGCTTCTATACCTTGAGCAAACTTACTAGCAAGTAATTTATAGTTATCTGTGTATGGAATATACATCGGGAACTCAGCACCTGTTTCAAACAATGCACCTAAATCTGTTGTGATACAATATAATCCAGCTGCCATACATTCTAATAAAGATATACAAGATGTTTCTTCAAATGTACTTGGGTATGCATACATTCTATAATCTTTTAAATGTTCTCTAATATATTCGTTTGGTTTGTATCCAATATAATTTACATTTGGTATTGCATCTGCTTGTTCGTAAAGTGTTTTATAGTATTTGTCGTTCTGTTCGTAAAAACTTTTGCCATATACTTCTGTAGAAGAATATACATCTAATGTAATCAATGGATTTTTTACTAACTGCATTGCACCTAACAAAACATTCAGTCCTCTCCACGGTGTATTTTGATGTATAATTCTAATTGCTTTTCCTTTTTGATATGTCGTTTGTATAGGTTCTATTTTTTCTATACCATTTTTTATAACAACACATTTTTCTGTAGGTAATTTAAAATATGTTCTAAACTTTTCATAAGTCCAGTGACTGTTGAATACATACCAGTCGTATTTATCATGATTAGATTTGTCTTGAAACCATGGTGCAAGATTTGGTTGATCGTAAGAATTTTTTTGCCAAAGTATATTTACTTTAGTTGGATGTAATTTAATTTTCTCAGGTACCGATGTACATATATGTACCTGATCTAATATTTTAGGATCTACGTGTTTACGTAAAAACTCAAATTGTAATTCTGTGCCACCTTTAGGTGTTTGATTTCTTATCATCATTTTTCATAACTTTCTGTAACATGTCTAGACCTTCAGGTGATACTGTAACTGTTACGTCTTGTACAATATCAGGTCCTTCTTTCTTTTCTTTAAACACTTCACCAGTTTTTTTATTACGCCAAGTAGTAACTGTAGTGCAATCTATTTTTGGTATATCTTTATCCATTTTCTTGAGATCTATCTATCAGAAGATAACTGATTTGTCCAGTGATCTCATTTGCTGTACCCGCTTGTATTTTTAATATATCTCCGCCTTCTAAGTTTATGACATTTTGTGCTAGATTTGTTGTGGTTTTATTTAACTGTGCATGAGCTATTTCAACATCAGACCCACCTGATTTTTTTAAAAATAAATCTACATCAACATTACTAGCTGAATCATGACTTGCTTGTACAGATCTAACAATTGCAACGGCTGATGTTGCTATTGACAACACAGTTGTTAAATTAGTTGTTGTTAAATTAAACGTTTCGCTTTTAAAAAAATTAGCCACCTAAAAACCACTCCTTTGCATCTTCTTCGTTTTTTAAATCTTGTTGGTATGAAAAGTTTAATTCACTTTTAAGTGTATCAATTGCACGAAGAATCTGTCTTTGATTTTCGACATCGTAATCTTTTTTAGGTTCAGGTATGTATGAAGTTATTCTGGCCATTACTCCTCACCATATTCCATATCACCTGCAATAGCTCCTGGTGATGAACTATAATCTCTACCTGAATCAAAGTCTCTTCCACCACCTCTACCATAACCCATGTCAGAAGATTCTCTTATACTTTCAATCATACCACCAACATTAGTATCATCCATACCAAATTGATTCATAAGGTTTTGTAAATTCTTTTCACTGTAACTCTTATCAGCTGCAGCTCTTTGCAACATATTAGATATTCTATTTGATCTTCTTCTCATCTCTCTCATCGGCTCAGAATAGAATCCACCTAAAGCATTCATTTGATTTAGTTGAGCTGGTGTATATCCAAAAACACCTGCTCCCGCAGGTCTGTACATAGGTGAATCTCTAAAGTTCAAAGCATTTCTTAACATACCTAAAACAGATTTATCACCTCCAGGTAAAAAATCTCTTAAACTTGCTAATCCACTTAATAGTCTGTTACCTTCATTTTGTTCTTCATCTTCTTCATCTTCTTCGTTAGCTATACCAAACGAAGTATCAAAACCTAATGATTGTGGAGCGCCTGGATTTTGAATTGTTGGAGAGTCACTTTCTAAAAGAGGTACATCGTAAGTTGCGCCTAGATCTTGTTCTGGATAATATCTAATTAATTCTGTTGAAGGTCTTACACCACCTGTTGCATCCATTCTAAAAAAAGGAGAAACGTTAGATGGTAATAAACTAGCTACACCTTGATCTTCTTCTAACTGTTGATTAAGTAATCGTTGTAAATTTTCTTCAGTTAAAAATTTTGCAATTGACATTATCTTCTACCATCTGGTTGTGCATCAAGTCTTAGAGTTCCATATCTCCAAGTTTCACCTGTGCCGTCGTTTTCTATTTTTAGTGCTACGAGTCTTCCTCTTGCACGTGTATCTACTTTATCAGTAGATGATGTAATTGTAAAGGGACCTAGTGATGAGCTAGATGCTGTGTTGTTTGGATAATCATTTAACAATATTGTGATCTTAGTGTTACCTGTTTGTACAGCAAAGTCAGGTATAAATCTTTTGACAGACATAAAAAACTCACCATCTCCTCTGTAATTAACTTGTCCTGTAGCCTGACCCAGGGCGCTTCTACTTGATGTAATATCGTAGTCACCAGATTTAATAAATGCTGCAATCGCTGTTGTACCAGAAGAATTTACCTGATCAGTTCCTACTTCATGAGCATAGTAAATTGATGCTCCGAATCTATTTGTAATACCTTGAATATCAGGAAATACAGGTGTAGATGTTTTATTGTACTCAGTTGCATAAGGCGCATTAAACACACCTGTATCAACATAACTTGTTCTAGCTAGTGATCCTGTAGTCCAAACTTGTTCTGAATAATTATAAGTAACAACTCTATCTATTTGATCAGATCCGGACTTTGCATAGAACCAATTTACTTCACTATAGAGTGTATTGTGTTCTGCATAGACAATATCACTTGCGTTAAGATTAATTCCTAAATTATCGCCATCTGTACTAAATACAAAGTCTTCAACTAAACAAGGTAAAGATTTAACTGTACCATCGTATGCAAAAAATCCACCTTCAGCTGACATCCAGAATACTATACCATCAGAATAACTTAAAGCATTTTGACCGATCAATCCGCAGTTTGTACCAACTTGTTTAACACTAAATGTAAATGGCGGCCCAACAAATTGAATTACGTACGCAGAACTATCTGTTAAAACTAAAGTGTAATCTTTACCAGACACAGCACCTACAATTTTATTTCCTTTGTCTAATCTAAAACTACCAGCAGTGTTTACGGCTGTCGGTGTATATGTATTTAAATCTTCTTGATTTGAAAATCTTATGAATAATGGATCAACAGTTGATGTATCTCCTATTGTTGTTTCAGTTCCAAAATGAAATAGATGTCTATCTCTATCTGAAACTTGCGTAAGTCTAGATGATGTTGGATTGTTTGTAGTTTGAAAATTTGTAGTTGTGGTTGATGCTCTGATTGTCCGTGCGTTTGATGCACCTGCATTCCAAGTAAATGTTTTATTGCCAGAAATAGTTGCAACTAATACTTCTCCAAAATTATCAAGACTCCAGAGGCCTGGTTCCAGAATCACGTCACTAGTTGTTCTTTCTGTGCCCCATGTTGATGTGCTCCAAGTATCTGTACCCCAACCATAACCTGCGGTTTGAAAAGTTGGTCCAACTTCTACATAAGGATTAACAGATGCAGAGCCCGCTGCTGTCATTCCAGTTCCAGATTCTGTTGATGCCATTGTGATCGTAAAACTGTTTGTATCAGCTGTCACAACTTCGTAAGCGCCTGTCGTAAAATCAGTTGCTGTATATCCTGTAGCACCGCCTCCAGGTAAAGTTACAGAAGTAAATGTAAAATATCGACCTGCAGATAAATTATGAGCTGTTTTGTTAATCGTTACAGTTGCTGATCCGGTTGTAGATGTAAATGTACAAGATGTAATTGCCGTATCTAAAGGAGAGATGTCATAAAAATCATTTCCATAATACAAAAACAAACCTTGTGATGTTCCTATCGCTGCATATTTTTCACCTGCAATACTTGACCAAGTGTGCTGTGCACGTGCTGCTCCAGGTAAAGTCAAACTAGCTGCAGTTAGTTGATTCCAACCACCTATTTTTTCAGGTAGTCCATATCGAAATCTAACAAAATCACCATCTACCCATTGAGACTCAGCTCCTGATTCTGTTATCATTTTATTAAAACCTGGCTTGAAATTTAATTTTTGTAGCATATAATGTTTTATATAATACTTATTTAAAATATGAAAGAGACATCTTAATGGAAAAAACTGTAAATATCACCAACTTTATTGGTATATATGATGGTTATGTTACTAAAGAGGAATGTAATTTAGCTATTAATTTTTATGAAAAACAAAATAAATTTAACAACACTCTAAACAGAATTGCATTTGAAAATTCACCCACAGTTGAAAAACAAGATCAACAATTATTTATGCATTCAACTGATATTGATTCATGGTGGGAATCTCACAAATCTTTAATAATGAATTTTGATTTAGCTTGGAACCATTATATACAACACACTGGAGTGAAGGATCTCTACAAAAATGAATTTAATTATACAAATTTAAAACTTCAAAAAACACTGCCGACAGAAGGTTACCATTTATGGCATATAGAACATGGTAAAGGAAACAGTAATGAACGTAGAGCTTTTGTTTTTTCTGTTTATTTAAATGATGTAGAAGAAGGTGGAGAAACAGAGTTTTTACATTTTTCTAAAAGAGTAAAACCTAAAACAGGTAGAATAGTTATTTGGCCTGCAGGTTTTCCATATGTTCACAGAGGCAATCCACCTATATCAGGTAAAAAATATATTTTAACTTCTTGGATGCTTTTATGATGAGTATGATGTAGGTCTTGCACCTAATCTAGTAATCTTTTCAGCTTCAGTTTCGCCATCAACATTATCATTATCCCAATCAGCTTGTAATTGAGCTAAATGTGCTGCGTCCCATTTATCTATAAACTGTTGGAAAGATATACCTGTATCTGCCCAACTAGAATGAGGAGTTTCATCTCTGTACTCTACTTCATCAGATAATGGAGAAGTTCCATATTGAACTGCCCAAATATTTGAAAAATCAGATTGACTCCAAAAAGTGTTATCATCAATCGTGTAAGCATTACCAGCACCATCACCGCTTTGTTTGATAATCATCTTGTCTTCAAATACTACTGTCCATGTTGCATTAGTTGCCATATTTTCTCCTACGTTTTAATAATATAAATAATTGTTAAAAAAGGTTGTAAAACTGATGTTGCATCACCACTAAAGTTTGCACTCATGTTGTGAGCGTGTCCACCACCTGATCCTGTGCTTCCTGTTCCTGCTGGGTTAAAATAATTATTTAAAGCGGGTTGGTTTGTAGGATTTCTTGAGTTTGATGCAGGATTACCACCACCAGGGTGTGAGTGAGAAGCAAGTTGTGGTGTTGATAAAGTTGCGTTAGCTGTTGAACCTCCAACGTTTCCAGTTGAAGTAACTGTATTTGCTCCACCGGTTGACGCTAAAGATTTGGTAGGAGATTTTCCAACTGCTACGTTGTCTTGTAAATCTGGTACATTGAAAGTTGATGAGCCGTCACCAGCTCCATAAGTTGTACCTATGATTGCAAATAATGCAGAATAAGTTGTTCTTGAAACAGCTGCACCATTACACTCTAAGAAACCTGATGGAACAGATGAATCTGACCACGGTACAATAGTTGCTGTAGGAATTCCTTCGATACCTGTAAGGTTTGCTCCATCGAAATTATATTTTGTAGCTTCGTAATTTGACATATTATTTCTCCGTGTAAGTCCATCCTGTTGTAGCATCACCTGAATACACTAATTCAAGTGCTGCACCTTGTGTGTTAACTACAAGATCAGATGCTGCGTTTACTATATTAGAACCATTTCTTCCGATAGTCAATGCGTTAGTGTTAAAATCATATCCTTGATCTACAAATGATACTGTATCTCCAGTGCTTGGTGATGCAGGAAGTGTGATTGTTACAGCTCCACCATTTGTATTTACTAAAAGTTGAGCACCAGCTTGAACTGTTTCTGCTGCTGATACTACTCTCCAGTTTCTTTGTTCAGATAATTTTACAATATTTGTACCATCAGAATATAATACATAATTATTTCCTTCACATAAAAGAACACCTGTACCTGATGATGTTTTGAAAGTTAAAGTGTTTCCTGCATGGTCACATGCATTTTGTACGTTATAAACTTTTTCAATTGAGTTTGGAATAGTTACGTTTAAATTTCCTGCTAGTGTACCTGTTAATTTAATAACATCGTTTTTACCATTTGATAATGCACCATTTGAAAATGTTAATGCTCTACTAGCATTAGTTACGTTGAAAGTTGTAAAACCACCGATTGCTTGTTCTAAAATTAATAAGTTTGTATTTGTAATTTGTCCCCAAGTTCCTGAGTTTTCACCAGTTGCTTGGACAGTTAATTTTAAATTAGCTGATGTTGAATTTGCCATAATTTAAATTCCTTATTGTCATTAATTTACTAAAAAATTGAGTTTGTGTCAAACCCATTATGCAGCTCTCGTTGGTACTTCTTGCCAACCTGGTGGATCTATAGGTGCTGAACCTGTATTAACTTCGTTCCAAATCAAAGCATTAGCAGAATTTAGAGACATAGTCAACTGTATTCCTGTTAGTTGTGCAGTAGCATCTCCGACAACACTTTCTTCACTTAGAACTGCTGTTATTGGTATTCCTGAAGGACTTGCGATAGTATTTGCATCTCCGACTACAGTTCCCAAATTAGCTGTCATAGCTATTCCAGTAACATCAATATCTGCTGTTCCAAAAATGACCGTTCCTGTAGCAACGGCCATGCCAAATCCGATACCTGTAACTGTTGCATCTGGAGAAGGATCTACCGTCCCTTCTGCAGCAGTCATTGCAATACCAGTTAAAGTTAAATCAGCTGTTCCTGTTATTGCTAATGTTCCAACATTTGCAGACATTGAAATGCCTGTTGGTGTAACTGATTCCCATTCGCCTGTAGCACCCCATTCAAACTGACCCCAGAAGTATCGTCCCCAACCTTCTAAGTTATAAGCTTCAAGAGTTCCTACGTTAGCACTAAAACTAATTCCTTGTAGCATTGCATCAGGACCAGCATCTGCTGTTCCTAAATTAGCTGACATAGCTATAGCTGTTGGTGTTATTTCAAATGATATTTCTAATGACTCATCACCTTGTGATGCAGTCATTGCAATTCCAGTAAGAGGTACATTTGCGTCTGCTGTAATACTTGCGATAGAACCTAGATTAGCTGTTGCAGCTTCTCCAGTTGTTAATAAAGAACCTGTAATGCCCCATGCAAAAGTATTCCACTGTTGTCTACCCCAACCATCTAAATTAAATGCATCAAGAGTTCCAATATTAGCGTTAAAGCCAATACCAGTTGTCATTGCATCTGGTCCAGCGTCAGCTGTTCCTAAATTTGTAGTGATTGAAATACCGGTAGGATCACCAGTAGCTGCAATTACGATTGACTCTTCTCCTTGAGAAGCAGTCATTGCAATTCCTGTAGGAATTACATCTGAGTTTGCTTGAATAGTTTCATCACCTAAAGATGCAGACGCACCTATCCCGGTTACAGAAATGTTATTATTAACATCTCCCCATGAGTTACTACTCCACGT